CCGATGGCAGAAGCAAGACGTTGCTCTTCGGCAGTGAGTTGTGAGGTGGCATTTGCACCTTTGCTTTTCTCGCTATTGAGGTTACGCAAAGCAATACGAGCCTGCTCATTAGCCTCGGCAAGCCCCATTTTCCTGACAATCTCTTGGGCTGAGTTTCCGTGTGAAGAACTACCCGTCTTGGCAAAATTCTCCAACTCCGTTTTTATAGCACGAATCCTGTTAATGGCTGCGTCAAAGGCTGAAGTGTCCATGCCTTGAAAATTTATCTTCTTGGCATTCAGTTTGTCAATATGTGTACCAAGATTGTCGGCTGTCGTAATGGCTTTCTTGAAAACGCTCTCCTGTTCCTTGTTGAAAGACTTTGCCTCTTCTATAACGTCTCTGTATTCAGATTTCAAATGGTAGAACCTTGCACTAAGAACGTCTATATTACCACCCTTTTCAAGATTTGAAATATCCTGCAAAAGTGACTTGAATTGATTTTCCGCACCACCAAGCGCAACAGCATTAGCGTTAGTTGTGCTGAGATTAGCGATACGCTTCAAGACATTCTCGACATCGGAAAGCAACTTCAAACGGTTCTCTTCTGCCTTTGCAGCCTTATTTGATGCTTCTGCCCCATTGTCTGTTGCAGCCTGAACCTGCTCCATCTGCTGCTTAACGTTAACAATTTCTACTTCTAATGGCTTCAAAACATCAGGATTGCCAATCAATTTTAACTGATTCAACAAAGCATCTACTTCAGCAGTCGCTCCTTTTAAGTTTAATAAAACGGTAATGCCCTTGCCATCACCATACGCTTTGTTAAAGTCATCAAATTCTTTTTTGACTTCTTTTATCTTTCTCTCGACCTCCTGTATTCCAATCTGGAACATCAACTCGTTTGCCATAATAGTCCCTGTTTTGTTTTGTGATTATCAAATAATGAGATAATGGCATTTCTTGGCAGCAGAACTTACAAAGCCAAAAAACAGGGATCTCCTGTGACAATACCACAGATTATGCCGCAAAGATACGAAATTATCTTTGCAAAATCAACTTATTCGCACAAAATCAGCGATTTATAATTGAAAAATATTGCAAAAGGGGCATCGGAACAACCGACACCCCTCTAACACAATGGAAATCTGCTTACTATACGTTCTCTTTTCCTTCACTCTTTTCCTCCAATGAAGGAAAAGAAGGTGTAGGACTGCTGAAACTCGGCATCAGCATCGTACTCATCAGTAAGGGCAGTAAGGACGAAGAAGACATGTTCCCCGTCTTGTCATTACCCCACAATCTCAACGAAAGACTGTTCAGATACATTTCCATACCAGTGCGCTGAGTGGCAATAAGATGCTTCTCGTTCTCGCTCTGTTCGTAATACTCCTTTGAGTTGATAAAATCCGTCAACTCAGCAAGACGCTCTTTCAACTGAGCGTGTTCAATTTCTAATTTCTCTTTGTTCATTGCTTTTTTTCTATAAAATGATTAATAACTAAGTTTTCTGCAATTCACCTCCACCCTATGCTCAATGTTGCACACACTGAAACTGCCGTCTGCGAGAATCCGCAAACAGGCTTCGTTACGCTCCTTTGGTGGTATATCAATGGCAAACAGCCAAGAATCAACATCATCAAGGTCTGTAAGCGTAACACCTTCCAAAGTCAGCAGGTTTACACCTCCGCCTATAGGTTGAAGGTTTGTCTTCATCGGCACGGCTCGCCAAGTTCCTGCACGGCCTTACGCATCAGGTAGCCTACCGTCCAAGCGGCATCCTCACTCCCATAAGGAACATCATAGTAATCCCAAATGGCACAAGCGGCATGATACAACAGTTCGTGTGCCGTAGTGTCCCACCATTGGTCACCACCTGTTGCGTTTCCGATGAAGATAATGCTCATGCGTATATCGCCACGGCTGATACACAAACCCGTATTCTTGTAGTTCAGAATCGTGTCTATGGCTGTGTCAAGTTTATCGCCACGCATACCGAACGACATCATCGAGGCACGCATCTCGTACTCATCCAACCTGCGAAAGTCATAGCAGAGGATAACACCCCATTTGCCGTCAACGTCAATATACCCCGTCTTCATAGGCTCTACATCATTCGTTCCCAATAGATAGGGATGCCTGCATTGCACATCTTTGCTTCAAAACAGGCTAACACGTTCGTCGGGTCGCCGTCAGGATCGCAGATGGTTTCCTCTACAAACACGGCTCTCTGCTCGTCGGTCTTCAATGTCTTTGGATAATCGGCGATGGCCATATTAAAGAGATACCAACCTGTGTATAGGCAATCGTCTGAAAGTTGTACCTTGTTTGCAGACAGGATTTCCGCTACGTCATCAGCAGAACGTGGAGTGATTGGCTTCATCTTACCAGTTGTCGGGTCTTCTGTTTCCATGTGTTCGATAGCCCAACGTGCCAACTTTCTGCTGAACATGCCGTGATACATATCTTCATAGATTGCACGGTCTTCTGATATATACTGTTTCATATCTTCTTATTTCTTACTTTTTTGTTATTTTTAAGCCTGTCCAAACCACCTTATTTCTACGTTTTTTGTGAAAATAAGCGATTTTTGCAGGATTTTTTTTTCTTATTTTACTTTTCTATGTGAATCTACAATAACACTTTTCTTATTTTACTTTCTTTCCAATTCTTGCAACTTTTGAAAGAATTGAAAAGGATTATCAAGAATCACACAGAAAATTGGAATAAGGGGAAACCCTGTTCAAGAATCTCCCCTCTTTCCTTAATTAAGTAAACCGCCCACGGCTGTCACGGCTGCGGCGATAGTGCTCTTCGTCCATATCGTCTGCGCCGTCTTTGTAGCCATGCTCGTACCCTTCTTTATACGCCTCTTCTGTACGGTAGTTGCCACCACGGTAGTTCATTCCTCCGCGATAACTGCCACCGCCACGATAGTTGTTGCGCATGTGTTCGCGCATGTTGGAGCGCATCTGCTCCTTGCTATCCTTGTCATCGTTGATTACAATAAATGGCATAGTCGTTCTGTTTTAAGGGATTCTACTTTTTGGACGGGGCAAAGAACTCGTCAAGTCTCGAAAGAATCTTGTCAAGTTTCTTATCCTGCTCGTCTTGTCGCTTTTGCAAGTCAACAATACTGCGTGCCTGACGTTTGCCCTCCGCATATTGCGGATTTAACTGCTCCATATACTTCTCACCTTCGGTAAGAACGGAATCATAGTACGCCTGCTCTGCCTTTCCGTTGCTTGCCATCTGCATCATATTGGCGATGGCCTGCTGCGCACCCTCCGAACTTACGCTGTAGTAACTTCCCTTGTACTCCACCGTTTCCATGTTCTGCGGTATGCCTGGCAGAATCTCGTCACTGCCGTTGACAGTCACCACAACGTCGATGTTCTGAGGCTGCAACGACGGCATGTAGGCGTTCTGCTGTTTCGTACTCTTTGACTTCAGCGTTCCAGTAAAGAACTGAAACGGCTTCTTGCGGATAATATATACCGGGCTGTTCTCGCCCAAATTGTAGAAATCCATGTTGTTTTACTTTTTTGTTCGTTAATCACTCTTGTTTCTCACACGGTAGTACGCGACATCAGCGCGAGGATGCTGTTAAACCTGTCATTGAAGACCGTAAACACATTCACGTCTTCAAGGTCTGCAACCGTAACTGCAGTGCCGTTAGGCAGCGTCAGATTGCGTGTCACCCCAAAGAGCGACAGCGTGACGGGTAATGTTGTGGTCGTACCCTCTGGGATAGCATTGGCAATCCTCACGGTGAAGTAGCCGACAGGCGGTAGCCTGCGCTGCCATCCAAGGGCAAGGTCAACACTCTCCGTTCCGACGCTTACGTTGGTCGTTGACAGATAAGGGATTCCTCCCGCGTTTGTAGTGATATTAGTCAAGCATTCCATATCCAACCTCCTTATGCTTTAGAATACAATACCACCGTTGTAATAGCCGTTACCGTAGTAGTTGTAGCCTCCATTGGGATAGAAGCCGCCATTTACATACGGAGTGGCGTTCACAACCTGCAAGTTGGGATAGGTGACGCTGACTGTCTCAGGAAGTTTGCACTTGATGTCATCGACCTCCTTTGCGAGACCTGCCATCTGATTGAGGACGGGAGCGACTGCCTGCTGAACGATACCAGTGGTGAAGTTCTGGGACTCCAACTGAGCGACCTTGGCGGTCAGTGCGGTAATCTCACGATCCTTGCGACTCGACTCCATCGCATCAATCTTGTTGTCAAGATTGAGGTAATTACGATTCATCGTGTCGGTCAAGGCATACGTTTGCTGGCACATAGCGAGTTGGTCGGCTGCTGCCTTGCCTGCGATTGACTGCTGTACACCTGCGAAGCCCTGTCCGATGGTGTTGCCCAACTGACACAGACCAAGGCGGTTCTCGCAGCAGCAGTTCTGGAACTGTGCGGCAAGCGAAGCGTCGCCCGACTGGATGGCGTTGATGACCTGAAGTGTTGACATGCCCTGAGTGTTGGCAATCTGGTTCAGTGCGGTCTGAATGCCCTGGATCTGGGTGTTCACGAGGTTGAAGTCCTGACCAAGCATAGAACTGAGAGTCTGAACGGCCGTACGCTGTGCTTCACCCTGCGAGGTGATGGCGTTCATGATAAGTTCTCTGCCTGAGTCGTTGTTAATCTGGTTGCTGAGGAAGCCTGCACCATTGGCACCGCCGCCAAAACCGTTACCGAATCCGTTGCCGCCCCATCCGAAGATAGATGCCACGATAGCAAGGCCGATAAGGTCGCCGATAGTGTTGTTACCATTACCAAAGAGGCCGTTGCCGCCTCCGAAACCGCCGATGGGTATGCTGAACGGGATATTACCTACTCCGCTGCCGCCATTACCATCAGGAAGTTGATAGATTTCTGCCATGATAATTCTGTTTTGCGTTGTTAATACTATAGTTACTTCGTCTCTGCGCATTGACAACACAAATTTATCCCATAACAAACAAGATAACAAGTATTTACATTTTGTTAAAAGTTCATATTTTGACTTCTTTAGTAAGCCTCCTGAGAATACGTTTTACCTTACTTTGGCTGATTCTGTACTTCCTTGAAAGAATATCAATGATGTTGGCGTACTTCTCATGTTCCTTGCGTAAGAACTCGTACTCATAGAACATGCCGACAAACAAGTAATCGTTAATTTTGAGGTCATTTTCTGACATCAACTTTAACAATTCGCGCCCGATTTTTAAAATTTCAACTCGTTTCATGTGCAATTTACATTTAAATTTGTACCTTTGCACCCGAACCACCCATATAGACAAATTAAGCCTAACAGATTGGTAAACGGGCTATACTCCCGACTCGCCTCTCTGTTAGGCCGTGTTATGATAATATGGGTGGTTCCTTATGTTGTAAGAGTCGGGAGTTTTTCTATTCTATCTCCCTTTTCTCCCATGTTCTCAGAAACTCGTTGAAGTCAACCTTCTTTCCGTTGGCGAAAGCCTTTTCAATATCAATCGTCTTACCTTCGCGCTCACGCTGTTTCTTGCCTTTAAGCCATTTCTGGTACTGCTTGTTGGCGTAGTCCTCGCTGACCGTGCCGTTCTTCCAAGGCTTCTCCTTGTTCTTGTCTGCCTTATAGACGACTATCGGCTGGTCGATGGTACGAAGTTCTATCTGTGCAGCAGTCCTTCCCCAGAGCCATTCCCAGTCATAGACCGTCACAAGCCCGAAGAAGAACGACTTGCTCATCACTAAGTACTGCCTTGCTTTGCCGTCGCCTCCTGCTGCGCCGTAGCGTGTTCTTGAAGGATATGCTCGGCTTCTTCCGTCCTCATGTTCATCAGCGTAGCCCTTGCCCCTGTCAAGCACATGGTAACCATCAAGAACGGCCCGAGCGGAATTTTTTTTTGACCCTCAATCAACAAATCATAGAACTGTACGTTGTCATACTGACGGACATAGTAGAACCACCGCCATAGAAACCAGTAGCGGAGTCTCAACTTCCAGTAGCCGTCAAGGATATAGATGGCAGCAGCCTTGCAAGCGAGTTTGCTGTCATCAATGATGGCGTTAAGGGGATTGTCTTTCTCCGCATCCTCATTGTCCGTATCGCCCTTGCGGATAAGCAGACGGGATAACTTGTCAATCTGACCGTTCTTCAACCATCGAATTTTGTACTTCTTCTTAGTACCGAGGATGCTAACTATCGTAGCATCGTTGTCGCGTATCGAGGCGTAAGTCCTTTGTGCCTCTACCGACGGCTGTTCAATCTTGGGTTCTTTCTCCATAAATAGTTCTTATTTAAGTTTCTCTTCTATAGCGGATCGTACTGCCACAGCGTATTTCTTGTAGTCTTTCTCGCACTCGTTGTCGTTGACGCAGACGATGCCCTTGCTATCCTTAATGGCTTTTACCATCTTGTCAACGCCGCTGTTTACGTTTACATACACGGTGCTTGGAATCCTGTCAACGTAGTTCCCCGAAAGCCAGTGCCACCAAGGGCATATCCACTGGTTGAAGTTGCAGCCCTCACGGAACGGGGTGATGCTCGCCTCTATCTCTTTTGCACCGATATTCCAAAGATGCCCCCATGTGCTTTTCAGCATGGGGGTAAGCCCGTGACCACCCTTCAGGAAAGTGTCAGTATAGCGCATGCCGAACTCCTTTGCCACGAAGTTGAGCCCTCCGATGCAAAACATGTGGAAGATATTAGGATGCTCAGGATATGGCTTTTCTGTGTTGTGGATGCAAGGTACGTCACCTTCAAAGAAATCCTGCTCCGTTAGCGGTGCAAGCGCGAAGATGTCATCGTTGCCGTAGATAAAACGCTCGCTCAAGTCTGGTATCTTATGCAGGAACATTTCAAAGGTAAGCCCGAACGTGGGAAGGAATCTCTCAGGAATGAAGTCACGGTGATAGACAACCTTCACGCCCTCTTCATCCATCCAGTAGCGTTTCTGGCTCTCACGCGCGAGTATTATATATATGGTACGCACGAAAGGCATAAACTTCCTGATACACCTTATCAGCAAGGCCTCGGTACCCCAACTGCGGTATCGCACAAAGTCGTAAAGGTTATTCTCGTCGTATATGTGCCTTACCTTCTTGAAGTCCTCCTGCCATTTCGGGTCATCATGGAAGACCATCGGCACAACAAAATCTATCGTTTTCATCTTTATTCAAGTTCTTTGATAAAATGAAAAAGAGGACGGAGGATTTTCACCGCCGCCCCCGATTAATCAGATGAAAGAAAGCATCAATTAGGAAGAGGCAGAAGCCAGTTCGAAGATACCCATAGCGTCGGCATCCGCGCCTGCTGCCTGAGCACCTGTCAACTGAATACCGATGGGCTTTGCGCTGTTGGCATCGTCGAAGATGATGGATGCAAGCACCTTAATCTTCTTGATGGCGAACAACTGGTCAGCCGTGCGGTTGATGGCTGCGATACCGAGGTTGACCTCCTTCTGCGTCTCTGCGAACTTGACACCAGTCCAACTCTTGCTGAGAAGAGAAGCCGTAGCGTCCTCGGCAGTAAAGCCGAACAGAGTCAGAAGAGCCTTGGTTACCTGCGGGATGAACAGGTTCACCTCAGAGTCGCCTGGGGTCATCTTCGATGCCCAAGGTGCTGAAAGTCCGTGGATGCGGTAACGCTCTACAGACGGTGTACCGCCGTTGTAGGAGAAGCCGGATTCCTCGGCTACGGGAACCTCAACGAGTGAACCGCCGCCAAGGGTGAAGCCTGTGCCGAAACCGCCTGCGATAACATGGAGTTCACTGATACCAGTGAATACGCCATTTGCATTGGTTACATTTGCCATAGTCGTTTTGTGTTTATGTTGTTAATGTAATTATTTTACTCGAAAGCCTTCCAATTTGTTATCAAATCGAAGGTTATAGTGACAACTTGAAAGCCTTGTCCGTCATTTCCTGTCATTCGTACAATAGGGTTGGTGGCAGAGCAGCAGTTACCTTTTATCGGAAATAGGTTTACCACACTATCCGTAAAGTCACCCGTGTCGTTCACGTCAAGCGTCCCGTTGTTACGAGCCTGCACGAACAGGTAGAAAACGCCGCTCGTGGTGAGCATTGTCTTCTTGTTCCCTATCACATAGTCATCGATGCTGACTGGCAGGTCTATCACGGCAAACTTAGCCATCGGTGCATCCCCGTCATTCGTCTTCGGTCTGTCCTTCAGGAAGATGTACTTGCTCTCAACGACGGTCTTCATCGCATTGAGCAAGTCTGCGTAGATGTTGTATAGTACCGATTTTTTAGCCATAGTCCTATGCTGCCTTTAGTTCCATGAATGTCATTCCTGCGCGACGTGCGAATCTGCGAGTCTCAAGGATTCCCGTTGTCCCTCGCTGTTGGTTGACCCAATCCGCATATTCTACGGTATAGGCTACAACGATGTCAAACATATTGTTTCCGTCAGGAACGTAACTCTCAAAAAACGCTTCTGCATCGTCTTTACCCCACCCTCCGTTTGTCGGGACGGTTGGCTTGTAGATGGAACGGTTACCGCTATAGTCAGGATGGAAGCCAATTCTTTTCTCACTTTTATTCTGAAGAGGTCGCATCTTTGGACGGATTGCCTCTGGCACAAGTGATGAAGAGAAATAGGCGATAACGGGATTTCTCCGTTTGTATAGGCATACAACGATGGAGTTAAGCAAGTTGCCAGTAAAGTCATGGGCATCGGGAAGATTCTCCCTTGCCTTGATAGCAGCATCAAGGATTTTCCAGCAATATTTCTGCAACTCCCTTTCGGTAGTGTCAAGAATCTGTTTCTCAAAATCCTTGAACGCCTTGTCTATCTTTTCAGCGTTGCTCATACTTCCATGTCGTCAGTTCCTGCCATATCTCCAGACTAAATGCGTACCAGCGAAACTCGCAGTCGCTACGTTCTTGTCGATAACCCTGCCATACTCCTTGAAAGTCGTGCCATGAACAACCACAATCTCGTCACCTTCCATCGGTACTACGCCGAGTTCATCCCACCCGTCCTGATTCAGAGGCAAGGCAAGTCCTCTTTGCGAGGTGATAACTTCTCCCTTGTCCGACGTGGTGTTGATTTTGTAACTCCTGCATTCTCCCTCGTAGATGACTGTTGTCTGTGTTCCCTCGACGGGTTCTTCCTGCGTCTCGGTCTCTTCGGATGAAGATGATGTCTGTTGCTCATTGTCGTTTACGGGCGTGTCATCGTCGCTACCCATCGGGTCGTAGTCATCGTTCTGGGTCTCAGAACTACCACTATTCCCGTCGCTGTCAAGCGGAGAAAAGTCCTCTTCGTCCTCCAGCGGGTCATCACTCGTCTTGCGGATGATTCGGCACCAGTGCGGGTATCTCGGATTGGTTTCGCCCATAGTCTTTATCTGTACTTTCTCGGATTACGGATGCCACGGCCAACGAATCCCCACTGTTCCTCCCCGACCAGAGGCAGGTCGTACTTGTCGAAGATATCGTTGGCTATAGCAAGGTACTGTTTCAGGACGTTGGCAGACATACGCTCGCCACCCTCGGTATGCTTCCAGTCGGCATCCTCGTCAGTGGTACTGCCCGTCTGAGTTGGACTGCCAGCCACCCACACATACAGCCATGCAAGGCACAACTCACGCTCGCGTGTAGAGAGTAAGGTAACGTCTGTTTCAGGTGTCACATTCTCGGCAACGGTCTCCGTAGTGGTCTCGCCGCTTTCTTCGTCCGTAACTTCCTTCTCCACGTCAACGGTCGTACACCCTGCATCCATGATGAATGTGGAAATGGCATCGTCAGGGACGGTGATGTTCCTGACTTTGCCACTGAGGTACTGCTTGATGGTCATAACGTCTTCTGCCATGTCTTCAAGTCACTTTAGAGATTACTCCGATGAACTGCTTGCGCTCGAAGAACTCGAACTTGAAGCAGGTGTCGGGTCATACATCTTGACACGTCCCCAGTTGCGCAGGTTGCGGAATACAGGGCCTGCGTACAACTCGAACTCCACGGTGTTGTGGATAGGATTCTCGCCCCATGTGCTCAGCACGGCAATACGCTGCTCGACAAACGAGTACATCGTGTTACGGGCGATGCCACCGTAAGCCTGACGATCCTTCCAGATTGAGTTGGTGTTCTTGATGTTGAACATCTTCTCGTTCATATTGAAAGGAATCAGGTACTGTGGAGCGAATGCGGGGGCATCCTCCACGGGATGACCGTCCTCCTCGTGTACTGACTTGAAGTCAACGGGCAGGAATGGCCATATGCCGCGGTCATGCAGGAAGGCTGCAATCTCGGTGCGGGTAGCCATGTAGTTTGTGGGGTTGTACACGTTCTTGTTGGCTACATAGACCTTCAGCACGGAGGGATGGTCAAGGATAGCCTCAAGTGTTGCCTTGTTCAGCATCCAAGCGTTCACGTCACGGTTCTGGGTGTCTGTGTAGAGACGCTGCAGGTCAAGCATGTCCTTGATGACGTTGGCGTTCTCGTTTGCTACGAGAGTACCGTCAGCGGCTACCGTAAACCATGCAGGAGAAACGACGTTAAACTGGTTCTGGTCGAAGTCGAAAGTGAAGTCATACTTCACACCGTCCACGCTCTGCTCATGAATCTCACCCGTAGATGCCAACTCGTAGCACATGTGGCTCAACTCATTATGAATACCGCCCAAGATGTTCTGTGCGTTGGTCAACAGGGAGTCGTAGATGAGGGTCTGCATAGATGCACCCGTGTTGTTACGGGCATCACGGAGCAGAAACATGTCATCCTCACCCATTGTGTAACCATGACCGAACTTGGGAGTGGAACCCGTGTAGAACTTCCACCCTGACGTGTTACGCATCGGCTTCAAGCCGTGGGTGGAAAGCAGCGAGGCGCGAGCCATGATGGGCACGGTCTTGTGACCCTGACTCCATGTGCGGCTGTCGCTGGGAGCGTCCCAGTTACCGAGTTTGCGCCATGCAGCGCCGTTGTACTTGGCATTCGCGGTGTCCATGATGACGGCGAAGTTGCTCTCATCGACGTAACGGCGGATGTCGTACTGGTTATAGAAACTCTTTGCTCTTGTAGTTGCCATAATGTCCTCCTTTCTTTACATGCGGTTAGACCACTTGAACTGACAGCCTGCGGCTACGAGAGTGGCCTTGATGGCATCGTTGACGGCGGGCATGCGACGCTCCAGAATCGGGCGGTCGTTCTTGTACATACCGTCGCCAGTACGCGAAATCTCGTTCTCTCCACGAACAACGTCGTAGGGAAGCAGGGCATTGGGGATAGCCTTCACCTTCTTGCTTGTAGCGTCAACCTCAACGAGGATGTCACCGACGGCAAGACCTGTTACGGCTGCACTCAGGGTAAGCACATTTCCCTCTTTGCTGGAAATGGTGGCATAGTTCGTTGCTGCGCTGGTAAGGTCAGCCGGCAACTCGGCTACGGTAGCACCGACCTTGAAGGCGACGTTGCCGAAACCGTGGTCTTTCAGAGTCACCTTGGTACCGTCAATGGCGATAACCTCGGCTGTGATGACGGGTGTAATGCTACGGGCAGTAGAAGCCTCGTCACAATACACGGGAGTGCCGCAAGGCAGTACGTCGCCCACGGCAGGCAGGTCATCCATGTTGAAGTTGAAGCCTCCGACAAGCAGTTCGGGCTTTCCCTCGACGATTTTTGCGAAAATTATAAAATATTGATTTACAGAATATTACGCCATATAACCACCAACTAAAAGGAAATTTTTGGGTACATTTGCGGGGTATTAAGATAATTTAACTTGACAATACTGCTTAATTCGCCCAAAATAACCCTTATTAGTCCACCAAAAACAAAACCCCTAACGAAGAAAACGGCAATATGGAACCACTTGAAAATGTGGATTATGAAAAAATTAAGTACCCCAAAAAAGTACCCAAAAAATGTACCCCCAAAAACCATTTGGGGTACAATATACCAAAATAAATTTTTCTTACACGTTTTGGGGTACTTACCTTTTTTTTAGTTTTCCTGCCTTGATAGCATCAATAACTTCCTGTTTATTAAATAGTAAGAGTCTGTTTTGTCTGCTTCTTACGATTAGTACACCTTTTTCAATTTTTGTAGTAAGTGTTCGTCTGTTGTACCCCGTCATCTGACAGACCTCTTCGGCTGTAACCATTGTATCAAGATTCTCAGATTGTTGTCTTGATTCTTTAAGCCACTCTTCTTTTAGATTTGATGCTTCAATTCTAAAAGCATCTAACAGGTCTTGCTTAGACACAATCATAATGTCGCTTAATTCTGCCATAGTCGTTTTTGTTTTTGTGTTGTTTATTTAATCTGCATGAATCTCACCGCTGTCTTCTTGGCATAGCCGAGCGTTTCAAGATAGCCAGTGGTGTTTCTCTGTATTTGAACCCAATCCGCATATTCAACGGGATAGGCAACCACTACGTCGAACATATTCTTTCCGTCGGGTACAAAGTTGGCGAAAAAGTTCTTTGCGTCTTCGATACCCCACCCTTTGTCAGTACCCATTGAGGCGTTATAGAAACTCTTTGCTCCTTCGAAGTCGCCCTGTGCAAAGTAATACCTACCCTTAGTCATTTTTGGCATATTTGCCGACTGCACACGCCCGTCATCCGAAGCGAACCATGCTTTAACGGGTTTTCCGTCTTCATAGAGACACACGACGATTGAGTTAAGGAGGTTTCCAGTGAAGTTATGTGCCTTGGGGTCCCCCAAACGCATGGTTACAGCCTGTCTAACCAAGTCCTGGCACCAACGCTGAAGCCTCTTACGTCCAACGTCCCTTATTTGTTTCTCAAAGCCCTTGAAGGCTGCATCTAAACCTCTCATGACGCTATCTTGTTTTCAAGTTCTTTCATTTTAAGGATGGTCTCTTTCCCAAGTTCGGATTTCTCCATCAGCCTGCCGGACATTTGCTTTAGGAATTGCAGCCAGTGAGCCTTGCCTTTCTCATTGGGGCAGTGTTCCTTGACAAAACTCTCAAGATTCTCCAGAGCAACCAACGTCCTGAGTATCTGCCCTCTGTTTGCTTCGACAAGCATCTGGTTTACCCGATTGAAAAGATTTCCGTCTATCTTATCTTTCAACCTCAAAAATTCGCCGATGGTCTGAACCCCTTCGTAGGAGTCAACAAGCATCTGGTCTATTTCGGCATTCTTCTTTTTAATAGTTTCTTCAAACTCTTTCTCTTTCATATTCTCTGTTATTTTAGTTCAAATAAATCTTGTTGTATAACATTCACGCTACAGCCCCAGGCACCAACCATCCACTTACCATAATTTTTACTATTTGGGTTGCAACATCTTCCACTCGTACCTCCAGTATGCGGAAAGTACGTGCGTTCCTTGAACGATTGGCAGTCGATACACTTCATGCGCTGATATTCTTAATGAAAACACCTTCACGCATAAGCCGCTCAACATCAGACACCTTGATTAGCACACGACCATTAGGACGCTTGGTGCTCGGAATCGTGCCGTTGTAAATTTTCTTTCTAATACTCTTGGGGGTGTAGTTCACGATGACTGCCAACTGATTGACGGTCATACAAGCCTCCCCATCAACGATGACACAAAGATATTCCTTGTCATCAACGAAATAAATACTTCCTTCTAATTTAGTTCTCATACCGTTTTGTGTTGTAAATATTTTTCTGCAAAGATAAGACAATTACTCTTAACTTCCAAACTTTTTCTCAAAAATGTGCACATTTTTTTCAAAACATTTTGTTTGACGGGCAATTTGGGCAAAAGAAAAGCGAGGAAAGCATCACCATGCAATCCCCGCCAAGTGTAAAATTTATAAACTATATGAGAAACGTATATCTATTTAACAGGAACTTTCCACGTCCCATTTCTTAATTGCTTCATAATGTCAAGTTGTGCAGCCGTATTTTTTTCAATAGCAGCCGTATGAGCATTAATAGCATTATTGCTAATCATTATTTCTCTCGCATGTTGTTCAATATTAGAAAGACTATGATTTGCAGTAGTAGTGACATCAAGCATGGACTTATAGTATTGCTGAGCCATCACAGACCAAGAACCAACATAGTCGCGTATATCTCCCACGCCCGAAAGCAGGGGGTCTTCTTCTTCCGACATTCCACTGCCTACGGTCAATCCGCTGTCAGAAACGCTTCTTGTCAAAGATGGGCTTGAATAGTCTGATCCCTGACCTGCAAGATACGGCAAATAAGTATCAGAGTCAGCACGGATAACACTTACATCTGCTCGTATGGCGTTAATATATCCAGCCAGTAAGTCCGCAGTATTTTCCGTAATGCCCTTGATGGAGTTTCCTGTGGATGAACTTTCACCCCCCAATTCACTCCATCCGTAATAGTCTTTCAGCATATCGCGCATGGCAGCGGCCTCGATTGAAAGTGCTTGTCCCATCGACATGAGATTATCCCACTCTTCCTTGGTGAACTCACTCGCTACGTCCGTATCGGTTATGTTGCCGTCCGCATCGTAGTGATGTGTCTGCACTTGGCCGTTCCTGTCAAGATATTTTTCATTGACGGATGCAGAGTTTATCATTTCCTGTATCTTCTTCGCGTACAGGTTTTCAATCATCGAGTTCAGTATGGCGTTACGCAACTTCTCTTCCAGATTCTCTGCCAATGCGTCGCTGCTCTTGTCAAGGGATGCCATGAGGTCAGCCCACTCCGTTTTGATGGTGTCGAGTTTCCATCCCGTCAGTTTCTCCTTTATCTTGTCGAGGATTTCAGATTCCGTTTCTCCAAACTCTATGATGTCTTCAAGATACTGCTGAAAATCTCCGTCCATCTGAGACCACAGGCCAGAGTAATTCGTCTTTATCCAAGTCAGTTGCTCGGAAGTCATATTCAGCATATCCTCCATTTCGTTGAACGTCACGCCGAGTTGTCTGCTGATGGCCTGGTTCACGTCCTGCCAGTTTATCTTCCACTTCTTCACTCCGTCGTTGAGCGGGCCGATGTTGTCGGCAGCGGTGGACTGATAACTTCCCTTCCACATGCGATACCACAGGGAATGACTACCCATCGACGCACCTGCATCAAGTCTTTGGAGGGCAAGTATCTTCTTTATCCTCAATTCGGCATTCAACAGTGCAAGAGCCTCGTTTCCTGCGTTCTGAGCCTCAATACCCCATTTCTGGTTAAGATATTCCTTCTTCTTTTCAAAGAGGGCATCCCATGTCTTGATAAGGCTCTCGTATTTCGCCTTGGCTTCCTCGTAGCGTTTGTAGCCATCGCCAAAGAGGTCATCCTTGATGAAGTCGAAAGCGTGACCATCTCCGAATATGCCACCAAAAATATTTCCAACACCCGACAAGATACCACCTACGGCATGTCCCACTTTGTCAAGGATATTTCCGAGGAACTTGTCTAAACCCTGATCACCTAACGAGTCGAGAATGGCAAAGATGGCCGCAATGAGGTTTCCGATAGCCGTATTAGTGCTACTTAACGCCGTGATAAGCGTACCTACGACGTTTCCTACATCTGTCAGCGTTACCTCTCCTGACTTTCCGAGCGATACGAGAGCCTGAGAAATCGAAGCAAGTTTGCTCATGGTCTTCTCACTGCTCTTTGTGACGTTAGCCTGTGAGTTGTTGACGTTGCTCTGTGCCTGGTTGACAATCTTCTTCGCGTCCTGAGCCTGAATGCTGTTTGCTCCGTATTTCTTTACGGTTTCCTGATAATTCTTCTCTGCTTCCGTCAGTTCCTCCGTGGCTTTACGGTATGCCTCAATGCTCTCCCTGAGACCGCCGAAGACTCCACTCTTCTCGGCAATCACTTCGTCAAGGTTGGCAATGGCCGTCTCTACCTCCTTCAACTGCTGCACGTCCATGTTCTGCCTGTTGAGCCTTACGAACTCTCTCAGGCTCTTTCGGACATCTACGAGTGCTTTCTTTGTGTATGTCTGAAGACTTCCAAACACGGCATGCCAGTTGATGCTGTCCTTGAACTCGTCAATACGTACCCTTGCTATCTCCGATTCCTCGGCTTTCTGGTTGGCGTACTTCTCGCTGTCTGTGACGGTGTTCTTGTTCTTCTCGACGTACTTTGCCTGAATAGCCGCAATTCGCTCCGCATACGTCATGGAATCCTTCATCGAGTCGGCTGCATTGGTAAGGGCGTTCCTGTAGTTGCCTTTGATGAGGTCAACTATCTTCTCCCACATCTTGTAAAGTTCCTCGCCGTTCTCGAAGTTCTTCTTGAACCAGTCCTCGGCACTCTGCTTGTCGGCATCCCAATCAAGGATTCCTCCCTTTTCGCCCATCTTCTCACGCAGGATATTTGCAAGGCTCGTTGCGGCATCGTCCCACATCGTGCCATTGCTGAATGCGGACATGGCAAACTCCTTGCTGCCAGTCTTCTCAAACAGGGACTTATAGAGGTTGAACTGCTCCATGCTGTCACCGATGTAGCGTTCCATTTCCTTCATCTGGCGGTCTATCTTCTCCTTTGCCTCAGTGAGATTGGTGTCTGAAATCAGTTTGTCAATGTCAATGCCGAACTTCTTCCGTTCCTCCGTCGTGAGTTTCAGCGAGTTCTTTATCTGTTCAAGTTGTGACTTGTAGTTATCCACAATCTGCTGCCCTCTTCCCTTTGTTGTCGGGAACAGGTCTTCAAGAATATTGATGGCACGCTCCT